CGAATCGGCAAGTGGCGTACTTGAAGGGTGAGGGTATCGACGCCAGCAAGATGAAGCTCACCGAGGCGTCGACCCTGATCAACGAGATCAACGACCGACGCAAGCGTGGCGAATGTAGCTTGCGGCAGGCTCGCATTCTTGCCAAGCACGGCGCCACCAACACGCGCGTCACGTCAGCCGAAGCCAACATTCTGATACAAAGAATATACGGGCAACGGAGGTCGGGCGTTATCGTATGAGCATACCCGAACATCAAGCTGCACTACTCCGCACACTGCAAAAGGACGCGGGGAAGGCTGTCGAGCTGCGTTACTCGGGCCAGTGGCCCATCACGGCGGGACGCATTCGAGATCACCTGCGCAAGTGGAGGCACAGGCGGCACGACCAAAAGCCGTTCACGGTACAGTGCTTGGAGTATGTGCTCGACATATGCGACGTGAAAGGTATCGAGATCGGGCCATCCGAACCGGCATTGAGCCCAGCCATTCGGGCGGCGATCACCGACCCAGTCACCCGTCGCCCAATGTTCGAGGAGTTGGTCGAGATGACCAACGCCGGTTGGCTGCTTCCTGATGAACTCGAGCGATTCCGCAGGCTGAGGCTCGTCGCCAAGTCGTCGGGCGTGACCATTACGCCGCGAGATATGTACGACCTGATCACGCTGTACCAAGAATCAAAGGGGCGAAACCATGCTTCACGGACGGAATCGAAATAAGTTTGGCGTAGCCCCCAGGGAAGATCGAACGTGGCAAGGGCGAATCTACGCCAGCAAAGCCGAGATGGTGTACGCACAGTATCTCCAGCTACTCAAGGATGCCGGAGAGATCGCCGACTTTGCCGAGCAGCCGACCGTTGAGCTTGGCATTCCCGAGAATAAGTACCGACCCGACTTCTACGTCACTCCAGGCGGGCCTGACCAGCCCTATTACGTCGATGTCAAAGGCCACGAAACCGCAGCTTTCAAGAAGAACAAGAGGCTCTGGAAGCGGTATGGAGCCTGCGCACTAGTCATCGTCAAGCGGCGACGAGGTAGATTTTTCGTCATTGAATCCATCCACCCAAAAGAGCAACCATGACCATACTGGCGGACATTCCACTACAGAGACAGCTTGACATCGAGCGCGACGCAGTGCGGGCGGGCGTCGATAACTATTACGAATCCGCGGAGTCAACCATCGCCCGCGGCGAGGGCGGGGCACTGCGGGCAGCACAGAGGCTGATCCTGCACTGGCAGCCAGCGATGACACGGGCGGTACAGGCCGAGGTCCGCAGCATTGAGAAGGGGGAGCCCGGCGTGGGGCGAGCAATCTATGGGCCAGTCGTGGCAATGATCGAGCCCAGGGTAATGTCGCTGGTGACAATCAACCAAGTGCTCAGCCTGTTGATGCTGGAGGCGGATGGTGTGCAGTGGACACGCATGGCCTATCACGTTGGCCGCGACGCCGTGGCGCAGATCGAATACAAGCGACTCAAGGCTGAAGAAGGCCACATTTACCAGTTCATTCATCGCAAGTTTAAGTTCCACAACCCAAAGCTGATCATCAGGTGGTCGCGAAAGGAGCTTGAGGAACCACTGTGGGACCGCCGCCTCTGCATCAACCTGGGCTCGATGCTGGTCTGGAATCTGATCGGCGTGGCCTCCGCCGCAGGCTACAGTGGCCCGTTCGTTCGCGCGTTCGCGCATGAGCGGCGCCGGCAAGGCAAGCAGACGATCGCCTATCTGCGAATGACCGAGGAAACTCGCAAGATCATTGACGACGGGCACGTTGCCCGCGAGGCGCTTCGTCCAGTCTACCCGCCGATGGTGGTTGAGCCGACGGCATGGGCGCCAGCCAACGAGGGCGGCTATCTGCGAATCCGCACGCCGCTGATGAATCGGCCAAACAAAGAGCAACGAGCTGCGATGGATGCTGGCGATATGTCGCGAGTGTATGCGTCGCTAAATGCTGTCAACCGGACACAGTGGAAAGTGAACCCCGACGTGCTGGAGTGGGTGCAGAAGGCTTGGTCTGACGGCGGCAACGTCGCCGGCTTGCCGACCGTCGAGGACACTGAGATTCCGCCGCGGCCGTCAAACTACAGTACCAACGTAGAGGCCAAGCGAAGATACAAAGCCGAGGCGAATGCTGTCTGTCGAGACAACCGAATGATGACGTCCGAGCGCACACGGTTCCTGTCGATTCTCGGCGAAGCCGAAAGCTATGCTGACGAGGATCGGATATGGTTCCCCCATCGCATGGACTTCCGCGGGCGGCTCTACCCAATCCCGCCGGCACTCCACCACCAAGGCAACGACACATGCCGCGGCCTGCTGATGTTCGCTCAGTCACGGGCGGTCGCCGCCAACGCCGTCTGGTGGCTCAAGTATCACGCCGCGAATATGTTCGGGCACGACAAGCTGCCGGCAGAGGATCGGGTCAAGTGGGTCGACAACAACTTTTCACACTTGATGGACGTCGCGAAGGATCCTCTCGATCATCCGCTGTTTGTTGATGCTGACGAGCCGTGGCAATTCCTGGCTGCCTGCATCGAGCTGTGGCGAATCGATGACGGAGAAAGGCAGACCCGCCTGCCTGTTCAGGTGGACGGCAGTTGTAACGGCCTGCAGCACTACGCGGCACTGCTTCGAGACGATCAAGGCGCAGCAGTCGTCAACCTGATCCCTGGCGAAAAGCCGCGAGACATCTACACCATCGTCGCAGAGCGAACCGCCGGCATTGTGGCAAACCACGCGTCGGACGGGGACGCCATCGCCGTCAAGCTAGATGGGCATATCACTCGCGACGTCGTCAAGCGGACAGTGATGACGAAAGTGTACGGCGTCACGGCAGTAGGCGCGAGGCAGCAGGTGTCGGACGCCCTGCGGGACGAAGGGCTCGGCGGTCCCGAGCTCTACGACATGAGCTATTTCGCCAGCCGGGCGGTACTGCTGGCGATCGGCGACATCTGCCGCGGCGCCAGTGCGGCGATGGACTGGCTGCGAGCGGCGGCGCAGGCGATCACAGACAAAGGGCACGTCGTCGGCTGGACTACGCCGCTTGGGCTGCCAGTGGTCCAGCCATACCGCAACACTCGGCGGGTGAGGGTTCGCACTCTCGCGCAGTGGGTCAACATCTGCGTCGATGATGAGAGGCTGCCGCCGCACACTCGACGCCAGCGGGATGGCGTGGCTCCCAACTTCATTCACTCGATCGACGCCACGCACATGATGATGACAGCGGCCGAATGCGCCAAGCGGCACATCGATTTTGCGGCAGTTCACGATTCGTACTGGACGCACGCCGGCGACATGGATGAGATGTCGGCCATCCTCCGCGAGCAGTTTGTGGCGATGCACCGCCAGCCAATACTTGCCGACCTGCGACAGCATTGGATGTCAAAGTATCAAGTGGACCTGCCCGAGCTGCCGGCACATGGACACCTTGACATCAACGAAGTGATGCATAGTCGGTACTTCTTTGCATGAGTTCTGCACCATTCGATTATTTGCGCTATAGAAGAATACAGGAGCTTCGCCATGACGAAGCGAGATAGAATCGCCATTGTATGGTTCGCCTCTGGGGACTGGTCCCATGGTCACTCACTAACTTTGCGGCGGCGACTGCAGATTGCTCGCCGCTTCCCGCGGAAGACGTACTACTGGCTCCTTAATCGACTGACCCGCAGATTGTCTGGATCTGACGTAGCACACTGCGGAGTAGGATACGGCGGCATCGTGCTGGATCCGACTATTAGCGGCGATCGAGCATGGTATCTCGCGGACTTTCGCCGGCGATACCCGACGATTCTGCATGTCGCCTACGTTCGGTTGGATTGTGAGCTGCCAGCAAACTGGTTTTGCGGGCGAGCTTATCCGCGACACGCCTGGCCGAGCCTGCTGCGCTGGCTGACTGGCGGAAGGACGCGAGCGGATAATTGCGTCACCGCCACCATGCAAGTGCTTGAGTTTGGCGGGCTCGAATTCCCACGAGAGATCGTAAGCGCCTTGGACCTATCCATTTGGCTTGAGGCCCGATACCACGCCGACATCAGGAGCGCCGATGAGTTCTGCATCAGACCGCCAACTGCCCCGCCAGCTTCCCGAGACGGCAGCCGAACTGCTGAAGTTGCTGGACGAGAAGGTCGCTCGGCCGGTGTTGACTGATGTCGCCGAGCTTTCCGACGAAGAAGGCCGGCTTCGGCTGGCCGAGGGCTACGGCCGGCGGCGACTGGTTGATCAGCTGCTTGGGATTCACAACAAACAAACGGAGGTCTAGCTGTGTTTGAGGGCGGTTCTGTACCACGCATCCCGACACCGACACCGCCACCGCCACCGCTGGACACCACCAGCGAGGACGCAGAGCGAGCGGCCGAGCGGGACGCCGAGTTCCGCAGCCGGCGCCGCGGGCGCCAGTCGCTGCGAATCAAACCAGAAAACCCGAACACGACTGGCCTGTCTATCCCATGAAGAAGAACGCAACGATCGCCGCACAGTTCGCAAATGACGACGCGGAACGGTCGTTGATTTTGGAGCGCGCCAGGCTATGTGCGGCGCTGACGAAGGCGCACCTGCTTCCGCCGCAAAGCCAGGACAAGAACGCCAAGCTGCCTGAGAAGTATCAGTCGGTGGGCGCTCGCGGGGTGTCGAACCTTGAAGGGCGGATGTTGCTGTCGCTGTTTCCGGCCGAGATCCCATGGTTCGACCTGCGGCCGGATGAGAGCTTGCTCTACGCGCCGGACGCCGACGACGAGATGATCCAGTTGTTCGAGGAATTCCTGTACCTGCGGCGCCTGACCGCCCAAAGCGTGCTGGAGTCGTCGAACGTGGACCAGCGCAGGCGGCACAAGCGGGCCGGATTTCGCGCGATCAAGCGTCAGGTCATCGGTCAGGTGGTCGCCACGGGCGATGCGCTCGAGCAGTTGACCGACGACTACCGGCTCAAGCTGTTTCGCCGAGACTGCTATGTGACGCGCCGCGATTCGGCCGGCGACGTGCTCTACCATATCGTCAAGGAATCGCTCGACCCGCTGACGTTGAGCGATGAACGCATTGCCACCGCCGGGCTGAAGCTGTCGGACATTCAAGAGAAGTCCGTCGCCGAGCGGATGGTCGATATTCACACGCGGATCAGCTGGCAGCCACGAGATAAGACGTGGGTGATCGAGCAGGAAGTCAATGATCACATCGTCAGCACGAGCGAAGAAACCGTATCGCCATACTTCTCGACGCCATTCTCGCTGTCGCCCGGCGAGCATTACGGAAGGGGCTTCGTCGAGGAAAACCTCGGCGACCTGCGCACGCTCAATGAACTAGAGGTCCGCCGGTTGGACTTGCTGGCGCTAGCGTCGAAGGCGCTTTGGGCGGTGGACGAAAGCTCGCTGGTCCGCGACGAGGACTTGGAAAAGGAATCGGGCTCGGTCATTCGCGCCCGCGTTCGCGGCGGCAGGGTAGATGACGTCGCGATTCTGCACGCCGACGCCATGCGAGAGTACGGCATGATCAACGACGCGATCAACACCAAGACGCGCGACCTGGGGAAAGCGTTCCTGCTCGAAACCGAGACACAGCCGCGCGGCGAACGTGTGACAGCTACACAAATCATGCGGATCGCACAAGAACTAGATGGCACGCTCGGGGGCGTGTACGCGCCGATCGCCGACGACCAGCAGATCCCGATGGTGCAGAGGCTGATGCACATGCTCGAGCGAGACAACCTGATCGCACCGTTGCCTAACGACGCGGTTAGGGTGGTGGCACTGACCGGGCTGGCCGCATTGAGCCAGCAGGCGGCCGCCGGGCGGACGATGAGCTTGGTTCAGGTGCTCGCTCAGCTTGGCCCCCAGGCGATGAGCAGGATCGACATGGGCGTGCTGACCGACATTCTGGCCCGCGACCTTGGGATCTTCGAGCCGGGCCTGATCAAGAGTGCCGAGCGGCTGGCTGAGGAACAGCAACAGGCCATGGCCGCACAGTCGCAGATGGCAGCACAACAGCGAGCCGTCGATGTTGTCGGCAATGTTGCTGAGTCACAGCTTACTGGAGCACCCTGATGTCTGAATCTGTCACGCCAATCACGAACACCACCGTCTATCCCGTTTACGCCAGCAAGGCCGCGTTTCTGGCGGACCTTGAGGAAGCCAGCGAGAAGCGGAATCGTGCCAAACTGCGCGAGATCAAGTACCGACTATCCAACACAGACACGTCCAACTGGGCGGACCCGACTGTTCGCCACGACGCATAGGAGAACCCATGGCCGAGAGCACCCCGCCGAACACGCCCGCATCCCCGCCGCAACAGCAGGCGTCGGCGCAGCAACCCACGCAGCCGACGCCGCCGACGCCGCCGCAGCCGGCGGAGAATCCGCAGTTGTTCGCCGGCAAGTACCAGACGCCCGAGGCGCTGTCGCAGGGTTACGCCGATCTTCGCGGCAAGCTGGGCCTGCAGCCGATCGAAGGTGTGGCGTTCGGCAATGGTGGCATGTTCTCTAGCGTCACGGCACTGGAGCGCGGCTACAAGGACATGGAGGCCATGCTCGGGCGCCAGCAGCCGGCCCCAGCATCGTCGCCAGCCGAATCACAGGCGACTGAAAACCCGCTGGCAATTCCAGAGGGCCAGCAGCAGCCGGCAGACGAGACTGTCGAGGCCGTCCTCGCTCGCGCAGGCATGAAGGCTGAGGATTTGGCGACCACCTATCAGCAAGATGGGAAGTTGACCGAGCAGCAGTACCAGTCGCTCAAGGCGGCGGGTTACCCGAAGCCGGTGGTCGACGCCTATATGCAGGGACAGGTCGCACAGGGCCAGCTTCGCGAGCAGCAGCAGGGCCAGATCCGCAACCAGGCGACCGAGATGGTGGGCGGCGAGCAGCAGTTGAATACGTTGCTGCAGTGGGCCAGCTCGATGCCCGACGTCCGCAAGGCTGACATCAATCGTCGGCTGGGCGACCCGAGTCTCTACGCCGGCGCACTCACCGAGCTGCAGGCCGAGCACAGCCGCGCGGTCGGGGCCGGAAATGCCCGGCCGCTGATAGAAGGCACCCACTCCAGCACCAGCGCGGCCGGGCTGCCGGCGTCAGACAGAGCAGAGTTCAAGCGGATCATGGTCGCCGCCCGTAACGGAGACGTGGCCGCTCAGCGAATTGTGGCAAACACGTCCGATGATGTGTTGCGCCAGATGATCTAAGGAGCCGTCAACGTGCCCGAGCAAGTCCGTGTAACACAAGAGCAGGCGAAGAAGCTGGAGATGATGCGGTGCAGCTATCGCTTCGTAACCAAGCCCGGCGAGCCTTTCGATTCCACATGCGAGATTGTCGATAGTTTCGGCAATAGCGTGGTAACCAAGGCCTCTGCCCAAAACGAGCAGGAATCACTCAACAAAGCCCTCGGCCAGCTGGACGTGTCGATGCGTCCCAAGTCGCCCGGCGAGTTGGCGGTCGAGAACTCTCAAACCAAGGCGACTGTTGCGGCGCAGGCTGCTCGCATTGCCGAGCTCGAGGCGCAGTTGGCCGACCAGCCTGGCGATGACGCGATCGAGACGGCCGAACCAGCAGACCCTGATGAGCTGTTCGATCCTGACGACGACGATTGATACTTCGGCGGTGTTGGTTGCACTGTCTGGTGGTTGGAGCCCGGCGCGTCATGGCGCCGGGCTCATTTTATTGCGGGGTAGATCAATGGTAGATCATCGGCCTCATAACCCGAAGGTTGCAGGTTCGAGTCCTGTCCCCGTTATTTGTTTGGGACGCAAGCACCGCTCCACAATGGGCACGGACTGCGTCGCCTGGATTCGTGACTGAGTAGGCGAGCCCTGCGGCTCGATGGACACCCGGCTTCGCTGCCGGCCCAATCACACCAGCAGGACACCTCCCGAGACAGCAGAAGCCGAAGCGTTCTGTTCACTCTCTAAAGGGAGTTAAAAACCATGGCGTCTAGTAATCCGACGCGTTGGTTGAGCGATGGCAGCGACGACCGTGCGCTGGCGCTCAAGATGTTTTGGGGCACGGTCATCGAGGCGTTTCAGGAAAAGGCCGACGTGTGGGTTCCCGGCTCTGTCGGGGACAACCGCGTGATCGGGCAGAAGGTGATTCAGGAGGGCAAGTCGTGGCAGTTCCCAATCATGGGACCGGACCCCGAGCCTGAATACCACACGCCGGGCGACGAGTTGCTTGGTAAGACGATTGTGATGGACGAAGGCACGATCACGATCGACGACTTGCTCGTCAATCACATCGACGTGCCGATCGACCAGATGGTCCTCAGTCACTTCGATGTGATGTCGCCGTTCGCCATGAAGCTCGGCCGCGGGCTGGCGAAGAATCTCAACCGCAAGGCGATCCGCACGGGCGTTGCGGCTGCGCGGACTGCCGCTCTGGTGTCGCAGGGGCAGACGATGCACAATGGCGGCAACGTCGTGTCGCGCGTCGGCGCCAGCGGCATTACCGACGCCTACTCGGTCACTACCACGGGCGCCGCTGCGTTCCGCGACGACATCGCCTATCTCGCACAGAAGATGGATGAGGACGAAGTGCCCGAGGACGGCCGATTCCTCTACATCCCGTCGTATCTGCGCCGGGTGGCGAGCAAAGACCCGGACATCTGGGATCAGCGGTTCGAGTCTTCGATGAATGACATGCACACGCGACGCCTGGGCATCATCGAAGGCTTCGAGATTCGCGTCACCAACAACCTTCCGACCACGAACGTCACCACTGGTCCAACCAAGTACCAGGGCGACTTCACCTACAACGGCGCAGTGGGCCAGCCTGTGGGCTTGGCGTTCTGCGGCGCCCAGGAAGGCGAGCCTGCTATCGGCGCCGTCATCGGCATTGGTATCGGCTCGACCGTGTGGGACGACGTCCGACGCAACACCACGTTCCTGAAGGCTCAGACGATGGTGGGCCTTGGCACGCTGTCTGTCTGGTGTGCTGGCGAACTTCGCGTCACCGACTCGTAAGCACAACAACACTCTCCTGTGGGGGCCGGTGGGCTTCGGCCTGCCGGCCGCTTAGGGGGCGTTTCCCGTTCCATTCAACCCTCTACGGAGGTAATCAGATGTCCGAAGAACAGAAACTCGCGCTCGACCTGCTGACGGCAGTTGACGCCGAGACGAACAATCCTGC